AGTCTACACGTCCTGTCGTTGGATCAACAACTTGGTGACGCTTCATTTGCGTCATAACTTTCTGCATGTATTGTTCAACGTCTTGAGGTGCGATACCTCCAACGTCAATCTTGAACACCCGTCGTTCCGGAGAGCGAGTGATGCGATAAGCCATCATAGCATCTTCTAAAAGAGTAAGTTGTCTCCAAATCCGTCTTGCGGGCTCCAAAACACTTGTTCCGTATGGGGCATGTTTGTCATTACCTAAAATTCTAAAGTGCGCCATTTGCCAATTCTCAAGCGTTAAACCAGCATTGTTCCATTGGAACTGGACATAATTTGGATTTGATGGATCTTCACCCTCAAGCCTTTCGACTTCTTGTGGAGGAAGACCAATACAGTTTTGTAACCCTTTATGCTCGTCAAGATCGAGATAAAGAAACATATCTCCATACTTACACATAGTTCTTGCCCAACCAAAAAGGTTGTGTTCAATATTCATTACGTTGTAATAGAGAGAGTGGAGAACATATTTAATTTCGTCATTTGGACATTTAATGTGGAGAATCGGAGTTAATGTTGAATGTGTCGTCATTTCATCTGCGTAGATATCTAAAGACGATGCTATTTCTGGTGTGAACTCCATTTGATCAAAGTCGACGTAACGCTCTGCTCGGTTTCTGTTTGATATCATGTTAAGTGTCATGATATTCATTGGGTTATATTCGGTCTTCTTAAATTGTTGACCAGAGGCGGATCTAAAACGTTTGGAGTAAATGTCCAAATGTCTTCGCCTTAACTGTCGCCCCGTCTGTGTTCTTCTTTGTGTTATCGGACCAGAAAACATTCTAGTCAAAGTCTTGAACAAATCGTTTTGATTGTTCCTTGGGTTTCTATCATTGCGGGCCATGCTTTATCCTTTGTAAATCCAAAAAAATTCTTTTGTTTTTTGTATCGCCTCTTTGTGTTTTTCATGAAACGTTTCGTTGTAGAATTTTTGACCTTTAATTTGTGTGTTCATGGTTGTTGTGCTTTTGAACACGCCGCCTAGCATCGCTTTCTTATATGCCATGTCTCTTTCGTTTTCTGAGAGTGCTGTGTCTCGCACCCAACAGGCTATTGCTAAAGACATAACCAAATCATCATTATAAGAACGCATCGCCTGTGGCTTACCATTAACCCAAACAAAAGTTTTTAGTTCATGAAATACTCTAGAGGAATGCATAGTAATTAGTTTGTTTCTAACGTACTCCTCCAATTTGGCAACTATTAATGGTCTCGTCTTAGATGAGGTTGTAAATCCAGGCACCGCCCTCTCGTCATGCTCAGCTAGATATGCTTCAACATATTCATGAGTTGATTTTATTGAGTAGTAAAGTTTCTTATATTGTAAATCTTTTAGTTTCTCAAGAACCGCAATCCCAACACCAACATTTTCTACAACCAGCAGGCAAGTCCCATACTCGGTCCCAGCATCAAATAAAATGCGTGAATAGAGGTCCAAATCTGGCTTTCCTTGGTATTCTGCGACAACGGTCATCGTGTCTACCCTGATAATGTGAAAGCAGGAAAAATCAGCACCATCGCCCCTTGCAACGTCTGCTGATAGGATGTATGGAACTCCTTCTTCATACTTCTCCCAAATCCAAAAGTTTCTATCGTAGCCTGATCTGTAGATTGGGTCTCGAACTTCTTGTATAAGTCGTTGAAGATCGTCTGGGTTAATCACAGTTTCACCAGACGCGTTGAACGAACACTCTAATTCCTGTGCGATTTGTCGCTTGGACATGTTACGAGTTTCTTTTTCAAACCACTCTTGGTCACGCTCTGGATGGACGTCCCACATAAGCTTGATTGGGTGGAAATCATTGTTTCCTGTCTCGGCTTCTGTGTAGGCTTTGTGAAACCAATTTCCAACGCCGTTAGGGGTACTTAAGGCAATACAGCGACCACCAGTAGATAACGTAGGATAAAGACCAGTCCACAACTCTTCGAGGCCGTCAACGAACGCCGCCTCGTCTATAATGAGCAGAGATAATGCTTCCGAACGACCAGCATCGCCTGATGTCGTTCCGGCTTTTACTTGAGAGCCGTTTGATAATTCGAACGATTGCTTGTTGTCAATTGAGATTTTTGCGATCAACATGAACGAAGGAAGGTTCTTGAAAATCATCTTCACCTTCTTCACAAGGTTTGTTGCTGTGGATAGTTTCGTTGCGATAACGAGAACATTCTTTTCTCGATGGAATAGCATGAACCATGCAACATAAGCAGCGGAGATCGTTGATATCCCCAACTGCCTACCTTTTAAAATAACATTGAAGCGGTAATCATTAAAGTCGTTGAGCAGATCCCTTTGATAATCATAAGTTTTAAATGGAATCTGTCCCTTTAAAGGGTGGGAGATCTTGCAATAGTTATCAATGAAATATTGAGGATCTTTGCCACACTTAACAAGTTCTTTGACAATCTCGTTCTTGGTGAGTTTCATTTACTCCTCTACATTTTAGAGTGAGTTTTTATAGCCCAGCCTTTTAAGTTGTCGTAACTAATCGGTGCAAGCGAATCTGAAGTATAACTGTGCATAACAGGAGCCATTGCCGCCGCTGCAATCTGAGGGAGGTTTTCTACGCCTTGCTTTCTTCTTGTAAGAGCCCAGTTCTTGTAGATGTTGCTCCATCTTCCAAGAGCGCCATCTTCATCATCCATCAATAAATCTCTGACTGCATCGTTTTTATTAATTTTCTTTAATTCTGTTTCACCATCGATGAAGTTCATGAACGCTTTTCTTAATTGGGCTTGAGCCAATTGTTCTTTTGAGGGTTCATCGAAAACACCCTCGTCCATAACGGCTTCGAGTTCTTCTTTGATAATTTGCTTTAAAGTTTCTTTTGTAAGTTTCATTTTTTTATTCCTCGCAACATTCACATGAGCAACATGGGCAACAATTGCCACAACATTTTTCTTCTACATTGTTCATTTTTGGTTATCTCCAGGTTTGATAAATTCGTTTTGAGGACGCTTTGCTTTTGCGGTCTCCAAAAACTTCTTTGTAATGTCTCGAACTGATGGTTCAGATGATGCACCTGTTTGATCCATTGATAGTTTTCCAACTTTGTAATGTTGATATGCTTGAACAAATGTGCGAACGCGAGATGTTGTTTGAACTAGGATTTGAGGCTCGCCTTTCTTTGTTAGAGACACGGAGTTTCCTGTGATTGCTTTGTATTCTTTTTGAAGAAACTTTTTAACTTCATTTAGCATTCTGGCGATGTCATTCTCAAAACCGTTGTCTTTCAAGTCTTTCATTCTGACATCAGACTGATAGTTGATGATCATTGAGTCTCCGTAAAACTTAACAGAGAATCCGTCATTGACTCGCTTGTCTTTGATTGGACAACCTTGTTCACGGTTAAGACCAACTTTGCGGGCTTGTCCGTCAAGGGCATAGTTCTCCATGTGACCGCCGTCATAAGCATTCGCTGCGGCTTGAGATAACCCTTGGATAATTTCTAATGTTTCTTTGCTCATTTATTTGGTCTCCAACCTTTTTTCCAACGTTCTTCTCGCCCTTCAACGTATTGAATGTAGCATTTAAAACAACAGTCAAATTTCGTCATATATAAATCATCAACGGATTTGAATGAGTATTTACCACACGTGGGACAAGAGCGATTACTTTCTTTATTAAGTAGTTCTTTGGAGATTAAAACCCCATTGACTTCTTGTTTCTCTTGCTCTCGCTCATTGGAGCGATAGTTTGTTTTTAATTCTTTGAGATATTCTTTCTCTTTTTCATCGTCCCACTCGGCCTTCGGGTGAGCGATTGTTTCCTTGCCGTATTTATCAGCAATTGCTTTTTCAAGTTTTGCAACATAATCTGGGTCTTTGTTTTTCATTGTTACTCCGAAATTTTCTGAACAGCATAATAAGTAGCCAGCGACGAGCCGGTTCCTACAATAAAGCCTCCAAAGAAGGCCCACATAGACATTTGTGGTTTTGATTGTCTTCTTAAAATCTCGATCTCTTCATCTTTGATTTCAATCAAGTCTTTGTGCTTTATCTCCAATGCGTCGTGCTCTGCGCGGAGAACATCATATTCATATTGCTTATCTGCTACTTTAATGCTACAGTTTAGGTCGTTTTGTATCTCGCATTGATCAACATTGAACTCGCACTGAGATAGCATTGTGGCAATTGCTTCGTCGTTAAGTAGGCGTCCATCAAATAGTGCTGTGTCACCTTCTTTCATTTTTACATATTGTGGCTCTGCAAAGGCGAGAGAGCCTAATAAGAAAATCATTTAACCTCCTTGATCCCAAACTTACCTAATTCATTATCAATCTTCTCAGAGTCTTTGACTAGTTCTTCCTTACGATTGTTCTTTTTGTCCTCTGCTTTCTTCTTGGCGTCATTGGCTTTATTGTGCGCTTCTTTGACGTCGTTAGAATGTTTCTTTGCGGCACCCTTGATGCCCTCAACCACTTGATTGTGGGAATTGTTTATAACCTCTTCTTCTCTATCTTTGAGATCATTGAGGTCGCTATTGACCTTAGAGTCTTTTGCTTTTTTAAAAAGTAAGGAAAACCCCAAGGTGCCGACAGCACCAAGGAGCCATTTCCAATTATTTTTAAGCCAACTCAACATTAACCTTTCCAGACTTTTGCAAAGTCAATAGCGGTTTGTCCCCCAATATAAACCATCGCAATCATCGCCCAAGTGTCAGCGTCTAATCCAGCACCCCAATATAGTAGAGCAGTAGCAACACCAAACACGAGCAACTTACGAGAAACAACCTTTTCTTGGATCGCATCAATCGCTCCCTTATCTTTTCTATCAAGATAGAGGGCCTTTTTGATGTCGTCTTTGCGAGAATCAAGAGTTTCTTTTATTTTGTCTTTACAGTCAATACCAGCAAGTTTTTCGGCAAGTTCTTCTTTAAGCTTCATTTTAGACCCCCTCTCTTTCCAACATTTCTT